GAACTCACCTGGCATAAGAGGGGTGTCGTCACCTTTAATGCGGAGACCGCGAGCTTTAAGACCCGCAGGCAAGTTAGATAGTGTACCCGCATCAATAAGTTGGCGAAGTATTGACGTTGCTGACTTAGCCAGTCCACCAATGAGATGTATAAGACCTGTGCCGTAGAAACCCAATCCAGGTAGATATTTGTAATGTACGAAATGTAGTCTTTTCTTTTTCTTTTTGTCATCTTCATACCAATTTCTTCTAATCGCTAGTATCTCACGGGAAGACTTGTCAATCGTGATGACATAAGGTCGAGCTATCCCATCAGGGTCATCGAACTCTTCTGGCATGTTCATAGTGACGTGCATCTCTAAAATAGTATGGCGATCATCATCTTCTATGACTGCGCTCTCACCATCAAGCTCATCATATTTCTCCTGAATGTCTGAGAAGTCTGGCTCTGGTTCAGGGAGATCTACCTCTTTGTAAAATCCTGCCACCTGTAGTTCTAGGATTTCGTTAGCTGTTTTCTTCATAATGTGTGTATATCTAGGGCAGGAAGCTAGGTCTGACGCACCGTAGGAGGCAACGAAGTCTTCTGCGGGGACAAACATAGCTACAGGTCTATCCTCTAACGGATCGTAGTAAACCTTTTTGAAAGCAGAACCTGCAAGTGGTAGCTTGAAGAGCATTTGTTCTGTCTCGTCACGATATTCCGTCATCTCTTCAGTCAGAAGATAGTTCATCTCTGTCTGGATTCTGTCAGCCTGATCTGTCTTTTCTGGGGTTAATTTACCCATAATCTTGGTTCTTACTGGCCCAGACGCAGGGAATAACTCACC